ATCTAGATTACAGTTTGGAAAACTCTCTAATACCTCTATCTTTTGATCAGTGTCGCTAAATTTTCTTACTAATAAATCAAAACTTCCAAACTTGTTTTTGCTATCTTGGGATGCTACTAAATTAGCAATCGATATTTTAATCTTATTATTAGAATAAGCCCCATCGTCTAAAGCTTCTACATGAAACAGTTCATACTCTTTTTCACCAAAAGGCTGAGATATAATAGAGGTAGTTTTAGCAGTTTGATATCGAGTATCAAATCTACCAAAAAGCGCTTGGAATTTTACCGTAGAAAGTGAGTTGGATGAAGCCCTATACGAACCAGACGCAAAGCCAATACTTCCAGTAACAGTGGCTAATTCATTTTCTACAGCGTAATCTGCATATAATAAAACCTCTTCCTTTTGAAACTTTTTAGGATCTGTATTTAGAATTTTGGAGATATAATTTTTAGAGCTAGGATTTAAGGAAGCGCTTAATACTTTTAGATTATTTACTCCATACAGCTTCCCAAGAGCATTTCCATAGTTTGCAGACGTAGAGGAAAGTATTAAAGTGAATTCCCCTGAGGAGTCTGGGGTAAAAACGTCTGTTCTTAGGTGGAGCTGTTTGGCTGACGCGACTGTAAGGCTGCCTGGCGTGGCCCCAAATAACATCGTTCCAGTAGCTGTCATTATCATTCCCCGTACTAGGGGAACTAAGTTACTAGGATTAACAGAAGCTGCAACGTTAAAAGAATCATTATCCGTAAACACGGGAAAGCCTGCGGTTTCGTTCGTAGTAACTTGGTGGGTTGCTACCAGAAACCTCACGCATCCCCTAGCTCTCTTAACGCTGTCTGTTCCCTGGGTTTGGTCAAATGTTCCGCTAAGTTTAAATCCTGCATTTTTTACTATTCCGTACACTTCTGTATTAGTAAAATCTGAAGTTGTGGAATTTGCGCCGGCGCCGAGAACTCTTGTGAATGTCAAAGCATTTCTATTTTGCAAAAACTGTTGAACAGCATAAGGAGCAAAATAATCAGAATTTAAATTTCCAAATTTTTCTACAAAGTCCGCAAAATTTCCCACCGTAATTGGAACAAACGCGGGACCTTTATCTGCAGTTCCTATAAGGCCGGCTGGTGTTCCCGTGATTGCATCTGGCGGAGATTCTGATAAGTCGATTTCGCTTTGAAAGAAACCGGGGGAACGATATATTTGTTCAGCCATGAGATATTTCTCCTAATAAAAAGTATCTTGTAAAAAAGTCTAATTCATTTATTAAATATTACTTAAAAATGCAAAAAAAAGTTATTCTACAATATCTTCTAAATCAGTCCCAGTTTCACCCCTAATAACAGTTTCGCCTTTCCTAGTATTGCGAGATGATACGCGTAAAACTACGGTTTTCTTTCTTCCAGTAATTTCGTCATAAACTGTTTTAGTAATAATTTCGTTGTGTGATTTAGAATTGTATCCACCCACCCCAGTGGTTTTGGCTTCAGAGGCAGAAGTATTTTTGGGATTTGTGGAATTTGATGAAGCTCGATAAGCGCCTGGATCTGATTCGCCCGTCGTCACAAGAGATTCTGACGCTACATCATCACTGCCAATGGCTTGACCAGGAAAAAAATCATCTTCTGTTTCCAGATCTTCTAATATTCTAGAATTTACATCTCCGGAGATGGGTCCACCAATATTCATGGGTCTTGCATTTGAATCTTCTACAACGAACGTTATCTGAGGGGCTGAAACAAATGACTTTATTCCGGAAGGTACCCCCGGGGCTTTGGGCTCTATTAAATAAGCAACAACACTCATGTTAAATGAATATCTTATTATACGCTCTTCGGTAGAAAAATCTTGAATGTTTCCTTGCTCTGTTAATTCGCTGTCCACATATCCTACAAACCAGTAACCCTTTTCGGTCTCTAGCCTAAATGATCGTTGGTGCATATTTTGATACGAAGACATCAGCGTAGATATCAAGCCATTCATTTGCGACGTATATTGAGTCCAAAATGCAATTTCATATTCAGCTTGAAAATACTTAGTAGGAGGAATTTCTATAGTTTCTATAATATTATTATTCAGCTTAGGTAAAAGAACTTTTCCCTTTTCTTCTAACTGGGAATCTATTCCAAAAGTTTCCCTCCTGGTTCCATCAGCGCCTGCAGGGCTGCCAGATTTAGTAACTTTTCTTGGTATTTCATCCGAAATTGTAAAAATATTTTCAAATCCAAGTTTGTTTATCAATCTTTGATACCTAGGGTCTTCTTTGCTTAATCTTCGTTTAATCGTAAATGGTAAATTTTGCATGGGACCATGGCCGATGGACGGAGCTTGGCTGATTCCAGATCTCAATATGGAAATTAATGGAATAATAACAGTATTATTTTCGTCCCTAAGCGGTTCATTTCTTCTTAAGATTGCAAATCGTTCCCCAGTTGCGAAAATTGTAGGAACCCTCACCGTTTCGTTCTCCATCATATAATACAGGGGTAATTCTTCATTAAATAATTTGAAGACTGCTTTATCGACATCTTCTATAGTGCAGGGTGGTAAACTAAAGTCAGTAGTTTGTGTAGTGTTTTCATACCCCTGGGGAGTATCAAATTCAGTATTTTTTTCTTTAGTAAATCGCGTTGACATAGTTTCCTTTATTTTTACTCATCATAAAAAGCCGAATCACCCTTAGCAGGCAATCCTTTAGGAGTAACTTTCTTAGGGCCAGTTAGGGGCTTTTCTAATTTTCCACTTTCTATTAACGCTCTTTCATCATTAGTTTTTCCTAATTGATTTTCTGGATAACCTCGCTGCTGGACAAATAATTTCTCTATAGCATCTGGGTCGCTTAGTGATTCGTCAGTTGGGCCTATCGGCACAAAATTTATTTGACCTTGTCTAGCCTGTACTCCCGTTAATGTAATTCCAGCGTAATGTTCTATTTCGCCAAAAATGCTTTTATCGTATACCAACGAAATTATTTCAAAAAAATTAGTTCCATAACTGTAGTAATCCCCTACAGATACAGTCTCTGCTAAACCCTTGTCTATTATGTCTCTCCACTGTATATACACTAACTGCCTATATTTTTCATCTACTCCAAATTTATCAGTAATATACTGCCCTGCCTCCCAATCAACCAAGACATCAATTTTAATAGGTGGATCGAAAACTTTGTTTGGAGCTTCCTCATATACGGGATCTACGTTGGATAAATCATCTCTTACACGATAGTAATAAATATTTTGCCCTATTACATCTTTTATTACTTCTTTGGTAATATCAGAAATAAAGTTTATTTCCCGGTGTGTAATAAAAAGTCTTGCCATTTTTTAACCTGTAAAAATGGCTAAGCCATTTGGCATCGGTATTTGTCTAAGTAGCCTTTGAAGGGCTTCTGCTTCATCGGCAGCTGAGGTGATCATTGCTGTATAGGTCAATTTGTCTAATTGTTCTGTTAGTTGGGTTTTAAGTGATTCTTTTTCAGTAGTAGCTTGTGAAATTAAATCTGCTCCATTTAATGTTAATTCTGATCCTGGGATAGGCACGCTTTGAAATTTAGATCTTACTAACCCCAATAGTTCCTTGCATAAAGAGGCAGCGTATTGCCTCACCCACTGCCTTCCCATGGAATTGATTCCAGAGTATGTTAAATACCCATAAGGTACATTAGAAACGTTGTTAACCCCCTGCAGCGTATCGTCCTTATAAGATGGGTTAAAGGGATCTGGAGATAAAAGAACTCTTACCCAAAGCTTTTTAGGACTAGTGGAAGTGGGAGTTGGATAAATTCTTAATTTAGTACCAATGATTTGGTATGAATAATTAGATCGCCTCACACGGTTCGATAAATCCATTTGTCCCGCCCTTAAAACATCTTCAAATACGGGAAGAACATAAAAAACAGTTTCTGGGGTAAAAGATTCAAAAGCAAATTCATTAGAAAGGTAATTAATTGCCGACGTTGTATCAAAGAACCTGTAGGCAGCCTGTGGGTTTTCATGATAAACTTCCGTAATTCTCATTTTAGTTCTTGTACCGGCTGGTTGAGTATCGTACAGAGTTGTTCCACTTGCATTCTTTAAATCAGTATACAGATCATAATCTTGAACATTGGTCTTCAGCTGGATCGAGCCGCTAACTTGATCATAAGAACCACCAACAGACGCTTCCATAGAAAATACTTCAGATTTTTGTAAAGGAAAATAAAAGTTTTCTCTTTGTAGAAATCTTTCTTTCCCATGGGGGCCTACGTTAAAACTACCGGATGTGAAAGAGCCAGTTGTAAATCCCAGCATGTTCATTAACGTATTTTCAGATTGATGCATGTTTATGATATAGCTATATTCCATGAAAGCTTCTTCAAAACAAGACCAAATCTGCTTTTTAGTCAATTCAACTGAAAGAATATCATCTCCCAGCCTTCTTTTGACGAATGTGACCATTTGATCCGCCTCTGTTGAAAAGGCGGAATCAGAATTAAAAAATCCAAAAGGGGTGGGATTTTCAGTAGAAGAAAAGGTTGCCATTTAATTTTCCAATTTTAATCTTTCATAATAACTATTTTGGAAAAATTTAATTTGACTGTTATCTATTTTAATTAACAGAATTCTTATCTTTCACTATGGCAGTCAAACCATAAGGCCAATATTACTAAATTTAAATTTTAAGTTATCTAAATTTGTTTTGGCACATTGTGGAATAGGGTCAAACAATATATAGCTTATTCAGAGGTAGTTGTCTTCTTAGCTGCCTTAGAAAATTTTAAGCGAGATGCCAAACTAGAGCCTAGACCTGCGGCTTTTTCAGATTTTTTTACTGTTTCAGTAGCCGCTGCTGTTTTGGTAGCGGCCTTAGGCTTAGCCTTAGATGCAGCTTTTGGTGTCGATTTAGAAACTGCAGCTTTTGTTGCATGCTCCTCTGTTCTCCTTACTCTCATTCTTCTTCTACTCATGACTAATCTCCAACATAGTTGAGGTATAAATAAATATAGAGTCTTATGCATAAAAAATTGCTTTTGAACGTATTTTTTTAAAAAATAAAAAAAAATGGCTGCCCTAAGGCAGCCATTATGCGTAATTACGCAGGAAAGTTACAAATTAACTTAAATAATATTCATATTCAAGACAGTAACAGTTCCATAAAAATCAGCACGAACTAACTTTTTACCGTATCTCGTCATCACACCTTTTCTTGGGGTAAAATCTTCAGGAGCGAAGATTGTTGGTGTCACGATAAGGGGAACATAAGGAGCGTAGACATATCCAGTCTCTAGATAGCTTCCGCCTTTATATCCAACTAGCACCTTATTTCTTGGGAAATAAGGATCCTTGTACACGGTGAATCGATTGCTAAGTTGACCAGCGCGCTCTGCGCCTAGAGTAAACGGGCTAGACACCTGTCCTTCGTTACTTAAACCAAGGTCCGGCTTATAGAAAACAGAAGATTCCAAGATAGTTGCAACATCTGGGCCTACAACAACAAAGTTAGCAGAGCCACGCAACGTCTTTCGGTGAATAGTGTTACCAGCATCGATAATGGTTTCCACAAGCGTTTCATACCATTCCCGTACCGTTCCTGTGAATGCAGGACCAGGAGCAAGTGTTGAACTAGCCAGAACTTCAGTGCCATTTTCTTTATTGACAAACTTTCCTGGAGCTCTTGACCAATACAAGTTAGCGCCTGATGCTCCTTGGAGAAGGTCATTCAGAATTTCTCGATCAATTTCTAGAGCAACTTGCTCAGAAAGTATTTGAGTTAATTCCACTTCAGCATCTAGAGAATGATATGCATTCATGTCTTGAGCCAATTCTGGAGACCAGCGAGCACGGAGCTTTCTGGTTTCTGCCACAACTGGAACAGATTCGATCTTGATATCAATCTCAGGAATTTCTGGAGACGGGGTACTTGCAAAGTTCGACTCGAAAGTCGGAATAACAAGAGTTTGACCGTCTGAAGAAGTAAAATTAGCATCCTGAACATACTGACATTCTAATGTTGCTGCGGTAGCTGCTGTCTGAGTACCAGAAACAATGAAAAGTACACCAATATCTGACGAATCTAAGCCAGATGGGGGACTAGTCACGCTAGTGATCGTAGAAATAGGCGTAATTCCAGTAACGCTTGCTCCAGTTGCTCCTGCGGGAGTAACTTTTACCAGTTGATTCAAACGACGAACATTGATAAGGCCGATGCCTTGTCCTTGCAGATCACTACTAACCGGTCCATACGGAGTTGTATCGCCGCCAGCAAACAAACCGATCTCTTTAATAGCCGTAAAATCCACTGGCTGATTTGCAGAAGCTGATAGGGATGAAGCCTTAACTACTATAGCAGTATAAGAATTAGCTTTGGCACCAGCGCCGTTGGCATCTTCAATCAAGGTCGTAAGAGCAGGATCAAACTGGATTAATTTTCCATCAGAACCGGTTGCCATTAAGACCGATGTAGCAGACATAGTACTACCATCTCGGAATGCACCCGAAGTGATTAGAGTAACAGCTCCAGCAGTTTGCCAAACTCTGGAATAGCCAGCGCCGGCGAGGTCATACATACCACCAGTTTGGGTTGCTCCATCTTGAACTGATTTACCAGCGGGGTTGCCATAAATCGAAGAGCCAGTATTGTATACCGCCTCGTCCGTGTTAGCTTGCCCCTGTACTGTACCGTAGGTATAGTCTAGGTAAAAGAGTAGGCCAGATGGAAGACTCATAGGTTGGATTGATACGATCTCATTAGCCACGAGTCCACCAAAGACTCTACGGACAATAGGGAAAGCAATATTGGTAAATCCTTGCATGTCTCCGCTGGCCGCACCAGAAGCGTTACCAGTGCCTAGAGAGCTTTGCTCTCGCAGCAGTTGGGCCGCCTGATTTTCTAAGAGTACAGCCATATTTTCTCGATGAACACCATCCATTCCTCGCAAGAGACCAGTACGTGACCATTTCTCTACAAGTCGTTGGCTTTGTTGACCAAGATGTCTTTGGCGAATACCCTCAGTTAGTTGATTTAGAGTAAATTTCTTAGACATTTTTATTTCCTTTAATATAGTCTAATATATTTTCTAAGGGTTGTTGTTATTTTAGCCACGCTTAATGCCGGCTAAAAGGGCCCAACGATCCGCCACTCCGTCACTCTCATTCAGGGGCTGGCCTGAAGGTCGTGTCGATTTCGAAGACGATCCGAGCACTTTTCTCTCTTTCGACTCTTTAATGGGTTCTTCTTTTTGAAGTCCATTTGAGAGACTTTTATAAAGAAGCTTAGCTTCTCTCAATGTTTCTGCACCGTCAAGTGCTTCAACGATAGTACGCTGTTGCTTTCTAGTTAATTCTTTGTTTTGCATTAATTTATTTGCATAAAGCAATTTAGCATTAAACAAGTTCATATCCGAAAGCTGTTCTTGCAACTTAGTAACAGCCCTAGTTGCATGACGCAACTTTTCTTTAAGAGCTCGATTATTCCGGCTCTCTTCTGGTTCATCTAATTCATTCCCAGTGTCTTCTACAACTACGGTAGGTGACGCTGGTTCCGGGGTTTCTTCTTTGTCTAAAGTAGAAGTAATTTGAGATTTTTTCTCTATTTCTGACGCTAGCGCTTCGAGAAGTTCATTCTCATCAATCTCTATAATCTCGTCATCTGATTCATTAAGTTCGTGCGGAACTCCGTCCATTTCTTCTTGAATCAGTCGATTGATTTCATCGCGAAAGTCTACTTCACTCATATTTCTATACCCGGAAGTAATTTCTGTTTCTTCAGAAAGTTCAATATCAACTCCCTCGAGTTCTAATACGACTTCCTCTTCCCCAACTTCAACTGGGACACCTTGATCCAAGACGTCTCCTATGGCTTCTAGCTCTGCTGCTTCTTCAGCAGCTTCATCTGCCACAGTTTCCAAGGCGGCCTTAGCATCCTCGATGGCTTCTTGTGCGTCATCCAAAGCTTCCATAGCGTCTGCGGCTGGGTCTTCGATGGGGGCAATGTCGACGGTTTCTTCTTCTTCAGAGACCTCGACCTCGACACCCTCGACATCATCAGCTGTTTCTTCAAATAGCTTTTGGAAAACGCTGTTTTTTAATCGATGTGACATTTCTTTTAACTCCTTTAACATGCGTTCGATTTTATCGTGAGGATGATCATCACCAGCCTCCTTTAACAGCAAACTTTTTTCTCTTAATTCGATTGCTTGCTGTAATAAAGAATTAAATTCTTTAAAAACTGTTAACTGATCAACATCTTCCTGGGATTGCTCTGGATTATTGATCATGTTAGAAAATTGCTTATACTTAGTTTCTATTACCGCATATTCATCTTCAAAATTATTCACGGCATCGGGAGAGCTATGCTGGATTAACTCTGCCAAAGATTCTGCGAGTTCTAAGTCTTGTGAAGAGGCTTCTGTATTTTCGGAAACTTCGTTTGGTTCTTCTTGGGTTGTAACATCAGCTTCCAATGGAGTATTTTCTGTATTGAATACTTGTTTATTGTCTCCAAAAAATTCTGCTTCTACTAAAGATTGCAATTGTGGTGTAATCGCATCGATAATTTTATTCCTAGCGGATTCTTCTGCCATTTTTTTTAGCTGTTCTGCATCTAATATGGCTTGTTCATACATCGAAGTAGTCATGTTTTCACTCTAATATCAAAAAATAAATATCGTTAAAATTTTAAAAAAACTAATAAAATTCCATATTTTTGTTGTCTTTTTGCAATAATTTCCTTATATACATTCTCAAAGTCTCGTCATATGGTAATTCGTCTGACAAAAAATCAAAAAAATCATCCACCTTTTTCTTTCCCCGTCTGATCCCAGAAGACCACCCTTTTTTACTACCAGTGGGCCTGGTCTTGGTTCTAAAGTGAGAAAAAGATGAACCTATGGTTCCTGGCCAAGTTACCAATTCTGGATTGGGCTGCTTAGTAAAATAAGGCGATTTGTTTATTTTAGAAGTTTTTAAATTTTCACCAAGTTTTGTTGCAGCTCCTACAAAATAAAAAGGATTGCTTCCCTTTTTGGATAAAGAATCATTCTTATAAACTTTTTTTAAAATTAAAGAATTTATTTTCTTCTTTAAACCCTCTGTCTCTTCTGAGTTTTTAGCCATTCGAATTTGTTGCAACTCTTCTTGTTCAGCAGACGTAAGCTGATACGGGTATGAACTACGAAATTTAATATTTTTAGAAAATCTTTTTTTAGTTTTTCCATACCCTAGATCGATTCTAGAATCCATTTGTGGAAAATCTATATGACTAGAAAACTGGCTGTTATCTTTCATTTATTTTTGGTTAGCGCTCGTGCCTAGCCCAAAAGAACCCAGCTTACGATTTTTGTATTGTTTAGACGTAGTAGATGGACTTTCGGATGCACCTAAACCACTTCCATAATTATCTGAATTGGGTTGTGTGCCAAAGCCTGTGGGAGGCTTTGGTTGATCTGTTGGATTTTGGCTACCTGGTCCAGGGGAGGTGGGATTTGGAACAAAGGGCGAAGCTGGGAGACCCCCTCCGCCGGTTTTGACCTTTTTTAGATTGGGTGCTCCCTCGAAGTCGCGGGAAAATTCTGGGATTCCTAAACCGTCTAAAACCTTTCCATTCATTACTAGTTTTTCGAACTCTTTTTTAACTTTTGCCGGCGTTAGATCACCGTTATGAATTGGGGAAGAAGGATAAGATTCCTGCATGTCAGTAGTACTACTAGATCCCAAAGATTTGTTTGTTACTTGAGTATCTACAGTTTTTTGAGATTGAGAAGGCATTATAACTCCATATTAATTGGGTGCATTCAATATATAGATATAATTCTAATTAGAATTTTGCTTCTCGCTAAATGCTAATGCCGACCAATTTTTAGAAGCTTCGCCAAAAACATCCACTGGCACGTTCGTCTTGGGCGGGATTGCCCTATTAGATTCTGGTGATCTCTGTTCCTGCAGGGTTGTCTGGGCTGTATCAGAAAGAATCCACTGCATGACTGGATCTTTTGACATTGCAGAGACTGTATTTTTGACCTTTCGATCAAAATTTTTATTTTCTACTAGAGAAGAATTAGGATTTTCTTTATTTTTAGCATCATCGTAGATTTTTTTTGCATTAGTTTTAGCATTATTTTTAGCTTCATTCAAAGAAGATACAAGGTTGCTTTCGCTAATTCCTTCTACAAGAATTTCTACCAAGCATTCTTTAATTAAGCTTTTTAACATTGTTCTATTTAATTTAGGTTTCATTTTACCACTCTAAAATTTCATTATATATCCTAAAAAGTCGATCTGTCTTAGTAAACACTTTTTTCAAATCTTTTAGATTAACTTCTCTTCCTTCGTTCATCATAAATGCGCCCGGTGTGGAAGGCTCTGAAACGAAGTCCCAACAAATAAGTTGGAAATCGTCTTGAACTACTTGCATGCTTCCATCTTGTTCAGTGGAACCTACACCCCTAGACGAAATTCCCAAGGTAACACCAGACTCTACTAAGCTTTGCAATATTTTCCCCGCTGGAGTATTTAATAGCTCTACAACCCCATAACAAGTGCTTCCGTCCATATATGCTTTTCGAACGATGTGAGAAACATTTTTTAATTCTACTACGCTGGAATCTGGATGGTCACATTCCCCTAGGGCCCTATTCTCTTGGATGAATTTTTGATAATTTTGTACTTCCCTTCTCAGAATTGATAAAGGGTAAATACGCCCATTTTGATTTAGCGTATCAGCTTTTTGCAAAATTCCTTTTAATACTATTTTTCCGTTATTTGCAAGTTTGGATTCGTTGATTTGATCAACCGAATATTCGAATGGACTCCAACTGGTAATTAATTTAGAACTATTCATCTTCTTCCTCTAATTCGTCTATTAACTTCAACATAATCATTTGTTGAGATTTAGCATTTTTATTTCCTAGCTCAATACTTTGTATTTTTTTATAAACTGATTTGTATTTGGATTTTAAAATTTCGTTTTTATTAGTATCGTTAAATTCTTTTAAAAGATGAAGAGCCTTGCGCCGTGTGGATGATATCTCAGCGTTTATTTCTTCTTCCGATGCAGCTAAAATAAAAGATAAAAATGATTTCTGCGTGTTGGATAAAGCGCCTGAATATTTTTTTTCAAATGTCTCTTTAAAAATAGAAGTAGTAATAAAGTTAACTTTTTTATTTTTTATCAAATTATTTTCTAAACTTTCCGGAGCCTGCATAAACATTTTTAGCCTTTCTTCGTATACAGCTACGTCCTCTATGGGGAGAGTGCCCGGGTGTCTCCACTCGTTAAAAAGGCTCTGTACAGTTGCATATCCTCTATATTTTTCTATCCTTGTCGAAAACAATACGTCTTTTCCAAAAACCCTATTGGCTTCATTAACTAACGTGTCTTTTTCTTTTTTTAAATTATTTACACTAATTTTCTTAATGCTTTCCTTAGCTAAGGAAAGAATTCTTTCCGAAACTGCTTCGCTCAAGTCTGCAGTTTTTAAGAGTGCACGAAAAAGTTTAAACTCCTTAGAAATTTCAGTATTGTTTTTATAATACTTTTTTAGAAATGCTAAATATAAATCTGCTTTATTTTTATTATTTTCCATTAAAGCTTCAGCACTTTTAACTAATACTTGTTCAAATATAAGGCCGACATTTCTTTTTTTATTGTGACCTTTCGACATTATTCTTCCCCTTTTAATTCTGTTTCAGAATCTTGCGATTCATTTATAATTATACTTTTCGAAAATTCATTCAATATATTTGAAATTTCATTGGTCATATTGGCTTGTTGTTTTATTTTTGTTTCAAAAAAATCTTCAAAGCTTTCCTTACCTTCTTTTGATAAATTTCTAAATGACTGTTTATCAAATGGGTCATTAGATGTATCTTGAATTCTAGTAGATTTGCCTATTCCAGCTATGCTGGCAAAATTGGGCATAGATGTTTTAATAGGGCCTGTGGATTTTCTACTCTTTTGAATAGGTTCATTAAAAATATTCATAATTTTGCTCTGCGCTTTAATGGGGGCGTCTTCATCTGAAATAGAATATTCGGTACTTCCATGGGAATTTTTATCAGTGGAAGTCAATAACCTAATTTCGCTGCTGGAGGGTTCGGAATTATTGTTATGATCATCAGAGGCAAATAAATCTTCTTCCTCTTCTTCTTTTGGGGGTAACTCTTCTGACGCCAGTTGATCAGCCATCTCTTCTTCCGCCCCGGGGGAATCTAACGAAATTTCTTCTATTTCCAAATCGCGGATTCGATCTTCCTCTCTTCCTTTTTCTATTCTTTCTATATCCAGCGCTGTTAATCCAACAACATTTTTTCTTACCCAATTTCTATCTACAATTCCTTCAGGAGCTTGGCCTGCTATTTCAAATCTAGAACGAATTAATTCTAATTTTTGTTGTTGTGCGATCGAACTTGGATTGGAGAGCTTTAGATCAAAATCTAATAAATCCTCCCCTGAAAAGCCGTGAGCATAAAGGTGGATGATTGCCATTTTATTCAATTCAGAAATAATTGTTTTTTGAATTCTCTGAATTGACCTAGAAAATCTAATGTCCTCTTGTGCCAGTGTAGCTTTAGAACCAATCTCTTCATCATAGCCCAAATAGGCACGTGGTATTTTTAAAGCTGCAAATAATTTTTTCTGTATATATTCTACATCCTCTATGGCCGCAGCATTGGTTCCTCCAGCCAGAGTATCTATTTTAGTTCCTGATTCCCCTCCTCTGACTGGAAGAAAATAGTCTTCATCAACGCTAAGAGGATTATATCGTAAATCTACGCGACCAGTATTTTTGTCCACAACCTTATTTCTTTTTAAAGTATCTTGAACTTGAGCCATATAGGGAGCAACGTCCTCTGGCGATACGCCTCCTACATCAATATAGAATACCCTTCTCTCTGGTGCCCTTATTACCCTGTACACCAACATTGCATCTTCGATAAGGATCAGTTGGCGCCAAATTCTTCTTGCAGATTCTAAAACACTGGATCCATATGGTAGAAATGCATCGCTTCCCAAAAGCCTAAAATGAATAACTTGCCAGTTTTCTAATGTCTTATTTCCTTGAGTGATCCACCTAAACCTTACGGCCGCCATGTCCTCTGGATCGAAGCCCTCCTCTCTTTCCATTTCCGCTATTGGAATAGGGAAAGCATTAACAATCCCATACTGAGGATCTACGTCGATAAATAAGAAAAAGTCCCCATATTTACACAGGTTTCTGGTCCACATAGTGAGGTTAAATTCTATATTTAAAACATCATAAAATAAGTTATCTAAAATTTCTTGTATTTTCCTGTTATCCGAATAAACATGGAGTGTTTCCCCCTTTTCATCAGTAGCAGTTGATTCTTCGGCGTAAATATCAAGTGCACTGGCTATCTCAGGTGTAGCTTCCATTTCGCTAAAATCGCTGTATCTAGACATTCGATCAAACGTTCCATAAGCGCTAAGGGCAGCATTGTAGACACTGTTTGCGCCATGGCCAAAAGACTGTACTGATGTTCCAAGCGTTGTTGGCTTATAATTTTTTACTTTTCTTCTTACTGTAGGACCTGATCTAAACAGCTTGGAAAGTCTTACAAATAAATTTTCTTTGTTATCGGCCATCTTCCATCCATTTATTTAAGTAACCAACTTAAATCAAATTTCTTTTGTTCTATTTCATCTTTTCCATTAACATCACCAGAAATTGGGACTGGTTGAAATGGGTTTAGTAATTCTTTTTTACTAAATGGGTTCTGCTCCACTGTTGGTGATTTGTTTACTGCAAATGCGGCTAACATAGCTGATTTTATCGCTTGATCTTGTTTAGTTAAACCGGGGTTTGTATCATACAACCAAATACCAATAGCTAACGATATTACTAAGTCATCATTTTTGCCCTTTCTAGCTTGAGGCTTTTTACCTTTCCAAACGAATGTTTTTATTTCTTCATACAGCCTTGAAGAATAACTCTTTATTTGTTTATTTCTTATTACTTCTTCTAATTTAGCCAATATTTTAGGGCGAGTTTTAACGGTAGTTTGAAATCCTATTTTAGATATGTTAGATTCCCCATACAGGTCGGCATAGCGGTCTTTCTCATGAGTAAAATAAAGATTACTATAATCTAATTCCTTGAGTTTCATAATAGTTGCATATCCATATGTATTATTTTCTGGACATACTAGGGCATTTCCATATCTTCTAGCTGCTTCGACTATCAATAATGCGAATCTGTCTGGCGGGAGTTTTCCCTTGTACTCACAAACTATTTCGCTATCTTGCGTATCTATAACGTGAAAAGTACTAAAATCCGCAGCATCCCCCCTAGAAACATCAGCACTTAAAATATATTTTCTATTATCTAAACCATATTTCCATACCCAAACGCCGGCTTTCGGACCCCATTTTTCCATTGGTTCTTTAATGTTCTGACGTAGATATTCGATATCATTGGCCGATAAAAATGTATTTCCGCTAGCTGCAAAATCGCACATAAGTTCTTGGGCTATTTGCTGGGGCGTCATATTTTTGGCTTCTGCCTCAAACCACGAGGCATCTCTTTCTGGATGGACATCCCATAATAGCTTAATAGGATTAAATTTATTAATTCCTTCTGCAGCGTCTGTGTATATTTTATGATACATGTTTCCCACACCGTTGGGCGTCGATAAAACTATTGCTCTTCCCCCGGTGGAAAGAGTGGAATATAACCCCCTCCAGACTTCATCAAAATTTTTTACAAATGCTGCTTCATCCACAATCAATAAAGATAATGCTTCTGATCTTCCAGCATCGTCGGATGTGGGAATAGCTTTAATTTGACTTCCATTACTAAAAAGAATAGTCTGTTTGTTGTTTTCCATGATGGTGGGAAGCATTAACCACTTAGGCAAATTTTTAATTATAACTTTTGTTTTTTTGATAAAATTCATTGCTACAGAAAGTTTAGTAGCAATGATTAAAATATTTTTATCTTTATAAAAAATAGCTAGCCATACTGCATATGCAGCAGATAACGTGGTAAGTCCTAATTGCCTAGATTTTAAAACCACGTTAAAACGATGATCTATAAAGTCTTTAGTACACTGATCTTGAAATGGAAAAGTTTTAAAATCAATTAAACCACGAGTGGGGTGCTGAATTTTGGCATAGTTGTTGAAAAAATAGACCGGTTTTTTTCCGCAAGCAACAATTTCATTTACTTGCCGTTGTTTATTAGTAATTCCCATTTAAGTTATTTGGTAAATTATTTCTCTAGAATAATAGGCTACTTTTCTTGGACTGTATGGATGAGCCGAAATTAATTCCACATTATCCGTATCTCCAGCATCTTTTAAAGAAAGCGAATCATTATTTTCGGAATTTTCCTTGTAAGCAGTTTTCATTTCTGTTACTTTTGCTTTAATGATTTCTTCAGACTCTTGAGACATAACTTTTATTTGATTATACATAGAATCTTGATCTGCATACTGGAATACAGCCTTGTATAAAATACGTAAAGTATCGTCTTGAAAATGTCCCGAAAGTTTCTTATATCCATTGGAACCACCATAAGTATAGTCTAAAACTTGATGAGCAGCTCTTATACCTTTTAAATCTAACATGTGCACCTCGTAAAATTAAGTATGCTATTCTCTTCTAAAGAAAAAAGGAATATTTTCCCTTTTTTTTAATATTTTTTTAACTTCTGCCCTATTGGGGCGCCAACCGGCTCGCCATTGTTCATAATTTGGCTCTAAAAATGCCTTAACACATTCGCTACAAGCCTGGTTGGATTCATAGGATTCAAAATCCAATGAGCTTAAAAGTAAATTGCAAACTGAACACGATTCTGGATATTTTGCTCTTATTTTATTTTTTCTAATTAACACTATATTTTCAAACTCTGCTTCTTCTATCCCTTTGGACCTTGCGAGCCATTTAATTCTCTTTGTCGACATGCGAATCTTTTCCTCGTTTTGATATTTCTATAATATTATCTACTGAATCTTTAACTGCATCTACGTGAGAAATTACCAATATAGATTTAAACCATTTTTTTAAATTCTGTAATAGGGCATTACATGCTTCTACATTGCTTGCATCCAAAGCCCCAAATCCTTCATCAATAATTAGTATATCTGACTTTGGAAGAGAACTTAAGTTCATTAATGCTACCCTGATTGCTAAAGAAGATAACATTTTCTCCATTCCTGATGCACATTCAATAATACGCTTTGAATCTCCATAGTTAATAAAAATATCCATCGCATTAGAATTAGAATCTGCAACTAATTCTACCGTAAAGCCAGTAGTTCCTTGCAATATTTCTGCTATTTCCAGGTTAATAAGTGGTAATTTTGAAGTTAAAATATCTAATGGAATTCCATTTTTAGAACTGGCTTTAACAAATATATCAATAATTTGCCACTCCTTGGATAGCTCTAAAAATCTTTTTTCATCTTTTTTTGTTTTTTCTAATTCTGATTTAATTCTTCCAATAATTTGGTTAGAAGATAGCCTGGTCGAATCGATGGTGGCAATTTCTTTTTCTAATTCTGCTCTTGCTGTTTTTAAAGTGTTAATATCCTCTGGGTCTTTGGAAGACGACTTATTATTCATATCTTCTAACTTCAGTTTTTCTAAATCTACTTTTTCTTTTTTTAATTCTAATTTTTCTCCAATGATTTTTATTAACCTAGTTTCTCCTTCGATATTTCTTTCTAAAAGCTTCAACTTCTCTTTAAGCATTTTAATTTTTTTAATTTTTTCTTCTATTAAATCTACGTTGATTAGCTCGTAGGAATCGCTAAAATTTTCTATTAAAGAATTCATCTGTCCCATTTGTTCTTCTATGCCCTGAATAAGTTCATAGGAACGGTGGGCCTTGGTGATAAATTTGCAATTTGGAAAAGTTGTACCACAAGGAACCTCTTTTAAAATAATGGAAGATTCAAAATATTCCTTCTTTTTCCTTTTTAGTTCTCCACATTCTCTTTTCAAGTCTTCAATTTTTTTATTTATCTTTGATGCATTTTGCAATTGCTGGCATAAAAAATTTTCATTTTCAGAATTTAAAATATTTTCCAAAGAACAATATTGCTCCTTTCTTTCTAGCCATTTTTTTTGTAAATTTTTTCTTTCTAACACTAAAACGGATAGCTCCCCCTCTTCGGCGGTTACTTTACGCCGTTGATTATTAACATCGAATTCTGTAATAATTCCGTCCGGGACAGTAGCTAGAAAGGAGTCTATTTTTCTTAAATCTCCTCTTTTTTCTTCCAAAATTCTAGAATTTTCTTCTAAGTCTTTTTTAATTTTTTTAATTTCTAAGTCTTTTTCTTGTTTTATAGTAGTCCAATCTCTCTGAGGGGCTTCAGAAAGTTTTCCTTTTAATTCTAATAAATCTTTTCTAGCTGCTAAATTCATTTGTTCAAAGACATCCAAATCTAAAAAGCTGGCTAAAATAGATTTTCTGCTAGTTGCCTTTTCTTTAATGAACGTATTCATCTCTCCCTGAGATGCGAATGAAGTCATTAAGAAATCTTCGCTTGTCCCTATAAGTTCTCTTACTAGTTTTTCTGTATTTCTTCTTTGTTCTAAAGATAAATCCCTTATGGTATTTCCGCTTTCATCCAATTCAAAAAGATTTAAATGAGTAGCCGCGGAGACTCTGCCGGTTCTTGCAACATTTTTTGTGGTTTGTCTTTCTAGTAGGTAGAATTTAGAATTTACAGAAAATGTAATTTGTGTACTGCAATAATTCTTTCTAGCATTGATAATGTGCAAATTTTTTAATGTGCCCCTATCTGATGTGTTGAATAGTCCATACATTAATGCCCCGGGAATAGAGGACTTACCGCTTCTATTTTTTCCAAAAATGCCCACTACGCCTTTCAGTGTATTAAAATTAATCTCATTATCCTCTCCGTAAGAAAATAAATTATTAAATTTTAAATTATTAATTGACCACTTAGAATTTCTTCTTTTTTCTACTTCTGGTATTTTTGAAATTATTTTTTCTAAATAATCTAAAACTTTAGATTGGTCATTTTTAGTAACAAAATTATTTTCTATCCACTTAGAAAAATAAGAATTTAAAACTTTTTTATCTCTAAAGTTAATATTTTTTTGAAAATCGCTTTCAATATAAGGTTTATTTTCGATCTTTTTTAAATCGTGAACTAACTCATGAATGTTATACTGTTCTTTTAATGCACTTTTTAAATGCATCCAACTAACTTGATCTATGTGGTTGCTACTCCTAATTCTAACCCTAGCTCCCTCTGTAATAGCAGCTTTATCAATAGTTTCTTGAACGCTACCAAGCCAATGAGCAGTGATAAATGGGTGATCGTGCTCGACGGAATAAAAATCAACTTCAAAATCTTCTCTATCATTTATCTGCCAATATAAAAATCCCTTTCCAGGAGTTTCCCCAAAGTCTTGTTGTATAAAAGAACCCGGGTAAGCAATTCGTTTGTTTCCATCAACAAATTGCATCTTATGAATATCACCTAAAAAAGCAAAATCATATTTATCAAAAAAACTGGTATCTATTTCGCTATCTAGCTCCCACTCTATGTCTGTTAAGGAGCCTAAAACAGGCCCGTGATAACACCCTATATTAACCGTACCCTGTGGTGGTTTTAGTTTTGGCCAGTTCTGTTCGTCAAAACAGGAAAAAACGCAAAATTTAAAACCTTCTATGCCAGAATCATACACGCCTGTATATTTGTGGAGATGAAGATTTTCTAATCCTAATGCACGGACAATGGGCGAAATGGCATCCTGCCTTTGGGGGTTTAATATTAAACCATCATGATTTCCCAATATAACATGCACGTGAGAAGTAAGTTCACAAAGTTTTTTAAACCACCACGAAAGTATATCGATTAATTCAGGGGATATTCCCTGAGTTTTGCTATGAACAATATCACCACCGATGAAAATAACATCTGGTTTTAATTTTTTCACTTTTTTATAAAATCTTTCAAAAGAATTTCTATATTCTGTATGTCTGGTCAATCCCCTGAAGTGTATGTCAGATAAGTGAACACAGGTAAATTTATATTTCATCTAATCTTAGTTCCACTTTTTATTTTAGAAATCTTATTGGTGATAGTATAAAACGGGTTCCAAAGAAATGATTCTTTTTTATATTCTAAAAATTTAGTTTTAGTCATTTCTCCAACGTCTGCATATTGACCTAACGACATAATATATACTTTCAATCCAGCTTGAAACAATAATTGTGCTATTTTATTTATCTTATCTGCCGCGTCGGCATCTAGGGCTAATATAACTTCTGTATTGTTTTTAACTAGTTGCTTATAAAGTTGGTGAGATTCTTTTAATTCAGAACCCAACAAACAGGCAGCATTCACATCACATTTTATTAAATCGAAAGGCCCCTCTACTAATGTTATAGGCTTTGAAAAATCCAAATTAATTTCATTAAAAATAATAGCTTTTTTTTCATTTTTTGAATTTAAATATTTCATTTTTTTATCTGGATCAATGGTTCTAGAAACCCAATAATTATATGATCCATCTTCAGCAATAGATGGAAAAACCACCCTTCGTTTCAAGCGACCACTAGTATAGGCCCCTAGTCGGAATCTCCATAAATCAGAATAAGATACCCCCCTTTTATTAAGATAATTAAAAACTGCCTTAACATCTGGGTCATGGTGATGCAAATTATCTGCTAATAATACAAACCCCGGAGGTAGATCATCAACAAAACTGGGATTTGTAACGTTACTATCGTTTTTCCTATAGGTGCTACCAAATAAGCGTACAGATTCTTCATAGTGGTGAGAAGAATGCTTTTTTACTAATTTGGTAAATCCCCTTCCTTTTAATCCGCACACCCAACAATGGTAAAGCTGTTCGTCTATTTTAAAAATAAGCTTAAGCTTTGCTCGACTATTTCTAGAAGGACAATTATCATTTACGCATCTGAAGCATATATTTACTTGATCTTTGGATATAATGCATTTTCCAAAACACTTTTGTAAAAATAGCGTTTTTTTTCTATCATCAACTTTCATAAATAAGAAATATAATTTATTTTTTTAACCAAGCCAGTCCCACTACGCATGCATCCGAAATGTCATATACTCCATCTGCCCACACGGTGGTACCCTTTCGTGGACCCCTGGTTAACTTTTTTGTCTCCCAATTTATTTTACAACTTCGTTCTAACAAGTACAAATCTAAATATGATCGTACTTGCTCTTTAGTAGATATACCACAGTCTCTTTCTTTTTGTAATTTGATTCCAATCTTTTTTCTTGCTTTAATAACGTTCACACTAATCACTGGGCAGTTTAGCGAGGCACCTAGCGCATATGATAAAGCTCCATTAAATCTAGCTAATTTATTTATTGTTGATGCACTAGAAAACCCAGTCCGAAAAGATTGAAGATTTTCCTCTATTATAATAGTGTGAATATCTAAATCTTTAACCAAATTTAAGCATATATTTTTTGCTTTTTCTACTTTCTCAACAAAGTTTTTGATTTTTCTTAAATCAATCGATTGGTATTTTATTACATGTTCAGCTGCATCAATGACAGCTGCACCAACTATGCTGGTGGATATATCTAAGGCTATTATCATTAAAAATCTTTTTTCAATTTAAATAATAATTCGTCTCCAGGTCTTTTTACAATAGGTTGAGAAAGTTTTGCTCTGCCTACCACGTTTAGGTCATCGTCATGTAACAGTACATCCGTAATGTACACAAACGAAGTAGCATTTTCATTCACATTATCAGTAGGCGCTAATTCCTTATACGTTAAATTAGAGCTACTATTTAAAAAATTCTTAGGTGCTGCTGCTAAATATTCAGCTGAATTTACATCACTAGACCCCTTGAAAGAAGTTTCGAAACTGGCTGATCCAAATAGAGAAATATGGGGAGACTTAACAAAGGCTATCCCTTCATTGTAAAAAAGATTTCCTACAGAATTCCATTTAGCCGAAGGAGTTACACAATTATCTCGATACAGTGTTCCAAACCCATTATCTCTCAAGATTATTTTCACTTTCCCTCCGGAGCCGTAATAAGAAGTATCAGTTATTTCAAACGTATTAGGATGAATAGCATTTCCATAAAATATACTGGGAATATCAAAAAAACAAACATGGTTAGAAGATTCATCTCCAGAGGCTTGAAACACGTAAAGCTGGCCACCTCCGCCGTCTGAAGTGTCTCCTCCGCCGGATGAAGAGAATGCATGCTGAGTTTTAAGGGGAGAGTTTCTAAAAGAAACTCCATTGTTAAAATATACCAGTTGGGTTAGGTATGTTGCCCAAGAATCATTCTCTGAGGGGCCTCCATAAAAGTCCCAATCGTCCTCGTTGTAGTTAAATCGCTGTGGTTCAAATAAGTCGGTCTTTATTCTATTCTTCGCTGTTTCTTTCAGCCCCATTCGATCATCTAGCATGCTATTTAATGAAATAAGGGTTAAATTCGTACTTCCGGTGTCGTCTACATAGCGAGATAACAACGAGCCAGTTGTAGGTGAAGCTTCAAATGGCCCAGAAAGTAATAGAGTAAAGTCGGGCCTGAATTTTCCATTATCACACGGCAAAATAGTTAAATCTTTGGTGACAAAACTCTTCTTTTGAAAAAGCCGCTCAGTTGCTGTTTGTCCCTCCGTCCCGGAAGCCCCTTCTGAACCTGTTAAATTAAACAGCCTAGGATATCGACTTTGAACATGTTCTTTTAAAAATGTAGGAAGGCATATATCTAGTCCTCCGTTACAAAATGACATTGTTACATTAAACGGAGCTTTCATAATGTGTTTGCCGCCGGCTAGTATTTTTGTATTTTTGTAAATACGCTGAACTGGCGACGTGGCTTCGAATAAACATGGCAAATAAAAACACAGCCCATTGGATTTTGCAGAGTCCATAGAGGATGAGCCGTATCCTTTTATACTTTCTGATACGATTTGTTTTAAATCTCTAAATTGTTTAAATATTTTTATTTCGTGCATCTCGGCGTTTAGGCGATGATTAAAAGCGCTATTGGCTCCAGTTGGATCCCCTCCAAAAGAACTTAATTTTAAAAGACCTTCGTTGGTGGCTGTTTTCCTATTAAAAAACCTAGATGTTTGTGTAGCACCGGCATTGATGCCTTCAAAATAATTTCCTACCACCAAACAATCCGGATCGTTTCTTCCGCTACCGAAGCCAGCATAAACACTAGAGCCTGCTGGGATCGAAATTGATTGCCTTGAAAGTAAAAATTCGCTATCCAGCTTACCATCAATAAAGAAGCTTCCTGTTCCGTTATTGATATCTGATCCGCCCCAGCGTATCGCAACATGGTGCCAATTGTTTTTTAAAATAGAGTTATCAGAACTAGTAAATATTAATGCAGGAAGGCCATCTACATCAGATTGAGGGGTATCTATTGCGATATCGCTGGGTTTAATATCTGCACTAGAGCTTAGCTGTAGCAATAATCTAAAACCATTGGGTGTACCGCTTTTATTTAACGACGATCCAGAAACCAAGCTTATAGCATAAGTTGAAGAATAATGCAAAATAGTACCAGCTTTAAATTCATCTCCTTCTTTGTCTGTAGTGTATCTAGGATTTATCCAAAACTCAAAAGAAAATTCAGAATCTGGTCGATAAGCCCCAGTTAGGGGTGAGTGATCTAGGGTATCGGCCGAGGGATCGGGGTAGATGATAGCGGAATTATTTAAAACTTGAGAAGCAGTAAAAAAATTGAGACAATTATAGTTCGTATAAGCATAATCACACTTATCGTATATTCCACGGTAATATGGGAAAAGCGTTTTTCTTATAGTATTTTTTTTAAATGTCCCCGTTGATGGAACTGAAACTGTGACTTGTGACCAACTGCCTGCAGATCCGGTGCGGTAATCTGGGATTGACTGGTTAGTGAATGCCGGAGTATCTCTTATGATCTTAATGTATTTCTTATCTGCTCCCACGTTTGCCAACCCATTACGGATTTTGCCTTTTTTCCCAGCCGCGTTTGGATTGGTTCCTAATAATTTGTTTAACTCTGGAACTGGGTTATTGTTTTCTCCATTGTAAACATTGCCAGATATAGATTGATGAATCTTATCGAGGTATACTAAGTATTCCTGGTAACTGTCGTTAGCATCAATCCCCTGTATGTTTGGACGATCCTTGGGCCGCATTCGCTTTCGATCACCAGCCTTAAAGGGGGTTAATTTAATCCTACCAGTATATTGTCCGCTAATTGGCTTAACAAAAGACCGTGAAACGTGCGTAGTCAGGGTAGTCAGCGTAAAAAATGATTTGTCAAATCGAAGGATCGACACAGATCCTCCTTAAAAATCTAGCCTTACTCTAACTGTCAACTCTCTTTCGTCGTTCTTTTCAATGGGGCGTGATAGCTTGGCAACTGCCAGCAGGCGGCTGTTAGCATCATATAGTCCTACAGTGGTGATAAAGCTAAAGGGTCGCTCCTCAGTATCTCCTTCAGTTACCACAACTATCTTCCCATCGGCATCGGTGTATGTAGGATTGGACGAATAATTAAATTCATTCACTCCGGCATTACAAAAAATAAGAGTAGAATTAATTTGAGTAATATTTTGAAAAGTTGCAGCAGTCAAAGTACCGGAAGAAAAGCGAGTTTCGGCTAGATGATCCACTATGTTATCTATGGATCCAGAAACTAAAAAATTGGGAGCAAAAGTCCCTGACATGACTGTCCTGCCTGGGCCAGCAACTCCATCGGTAGTGTTTGACATTGCAGCAATAACACCACTAACATTCTGGTTGGTATCTAATATTTTATCTAAATCAAAAACTGCAATTCCGGCATCATAAAACATTAAACCTACATAGTTGGAAGTATTGGTAGAATCTACAATGTTTCCTACTTCTCCAGAAAAACTCTGTAATCTATTAGCTGCACTCCCAACATCTGTAAATATAACAGAGCCGGTGACTGTAGTTTCTCTTAAGTTTGGTTTGGTCAAATGTACAGATGCTGTTTGATAAAACCTCATTGCAAAAGTTTCTCTTTTAATTTTATCTCTTGCAAAAAGTCGACGAAAATTTATGAACATAGCATTGTCTATCTGGTCCGTGCTCGTAACACTCTTCCATTTAGCATAAAAACTTTCGCTACTTTTTCCCAGCAATAACTGCGAAAATTGAGAATAATTTTCTATTTTTTCTCTCATCATTAAACTTTGACTTGAAAAAAGAGTTTTTCCGCTAGCATCGACCCCGGTCGAGGCTGTAAGCACTAACCCCGACCCTGATCTGATCCCTACCGTCATATCAAAAATAGCATTGGCAGTTTGTAAACTATAAGCTTGGTCAAAAACAGTTTGAAATAAGGATGATGTAACTCCGGGACCTACGCCTCCAGTAATGAAAACTTGATATTTTTTTCTGGTAGCAGATCCAGAAATATCTTCTTGAATCATGTCTACTAATTGATTAAGAAATGACCGATTAGTAGTCACACTCGATGCGGGTAAATCTTTAAATGTAGCCATTGAGCTTTAATTCCTTCCGTATAAATTAAGATGTTTTAGTAATAGTTACTGTTACCAAAGATTCTGCAGCTGATTGAACCCCTATAATTTTCAGAAATGTAGTAATTTGAGTTTTTGCTCCTACATCTCCAAATGTTTGAAACTGCGAGTCTGTAATGGCGTTAGCAATTACATTAAGAGATAATATTGAACCCAGTTTATTGGGATCAGTACCAGTTTTTGCAACAGTATATTGCGAAACGTTATTTGTGGTACTAAAAGATACTGGGAGAGATCCTAAATTCAAAAACCGGTTGTCTAATTGAACATAAAATGTTCTGTCTCGTAATTCTGATGGTACTGTATTTTCGTTTAAAATGGTTTGCCTTATTTCCAGCTCAGCAGATTTTGTTTTTTCCAATGTTAAAACCGGGACTACTGATGATGTGACCAGAGAGCCTCCGGAGGAATTGAAAGTAATAGTGGGAAATTTTGTAAATCCTGCATTAGATAAAGAAACTAAACGATGTTTTAGGGCAATAGAAGAATTAGTGTTTGCTTCTAAAACAGGCGTATTTTTAATAATTTTTTCTTTTCCTACAGTTCTTCCAAATTTAGTTATAATCCCATAGTCTACTTCGTCATCTCCAAGCGCAAACTTAGTAATTGCAAACGAACCATCGTTTCTAGCTAATGCTATTCTTCCTAAGTCTGTTAAAACTGCATCTACAATAATATTATTTGTCGATTGATCTAAAAAACCCATTTCTACCTTCTATGCTGATATAAGATTAATTATATTTGAAAACCAAAACCTGTAACTAATTAAAAAACAGATTTTTGTTTTTTCTTACTTTTCATTGATTTTTATTTCTAAATCCTGTGTCTGCTGATTGTTTAAGTTAATAAATTGAATTCTGTATTTCTCCTCTTTACCAACTTTTAAAACCAGAGTATTGGACTCCTCAAACTCTTCAGTAGTAGTACTGTATTTAACGCTGTACAGTTCTTTAACATCTGGGTCTAAATAAATTGCTGCCTTTTTGGGACGAGATATTTTTAATAAATTTTCAGCCAAAATACTGGAGATATAAAAATTTGGATAAGCTTTTGGAGCACCTTCTTGTGAAATTCTTTTAATCTCTATTCCATTACTTAGTGCTTGATAATCTACTTGATACTGAGCTGAATAACCACTAGTTTTACCAAACACATCCACACTACATATGCAATAAATATTGGGCTCGAATTTATTAAAATTTTCATCTATATAAAAAACTTCTAAATCTTCTTGGAGTACCGTGAGTCCATAGTCTATTATTTCTGTGTTAGCTGCGGTAGAATTTTTAAGCTTGTATTCTCGCAACAGTGCGTATGGCTCAGTAACACTACTTCTTTTGAATATTTGAAATTTATCAATTTGACTGGCCCCAACCGCAGGAAAAGACCAGTGGAAATATACATCATTAGAATTTCTTATATACTCAAATTGTAAATCGCTGGGTGGGAGTGGAGCCAGGTAGGAAGTATCTATCAGCCTGCTTTCGCCATTAGAAAGTAAAACAAATTCTCCTATTTCTAAATCTCCACCTTGGCCTATGACGTTTAAATATCGCGTTAATAAAACTGCATGGAGCGTATAAATATACTCATATCCAGCATCGATCTCGGTATCAAAAATAATCACCTCTGTTCCAGGGGAGCTGGGTTGGGCCTTGAATATAGAAACTGGTGGATCTGTTTTTCCATTGGCATAAATTTTTTCTTTTTTAATTTCATAACCAATTACAATAGATTCACCAAAAGCCTCTGGCGGCTGAGCAAACATGTTGGTTGCTTCTGCTAAAATTTCATACTCATTAGAAACTATTTGATTTGTAATAAAACTATTGACAGCAGAATTTTGAATTTCTTGTGCTTCGTCAGCCAAAAAACTAAATGGAGTATGAAAATTATTTAAACTATCTGCGCTGCTATTGTGAATAATATTATTTAAAATTTTATTATTTACCAATGTTTGGCCACGTGTGGATGGAATAAAGGAAAAAATATCATTGCTTACATCCATATCCAGTTTTTTAATTTCCGAAATTTGATTTAATTTTGAAGCCAAGCACTGAAGTGCAAAATCAGAATAATATCCCACAGTACCACTGGGGCTTATTGTGGTTGTAACAATATTAAAGGAGTCAGTTGGCGATGCATTCAATAAATCATCGCCAAATGAAGAGCTCAAAAAATTGGCTACTTTTTTATCAAAATATAAATCCTGCATAGAAATAAACGTTGCTTGCGAAGGATCTAGGGGGTTTTTTAATGGTTCATGAGAGTCAAGCAGATCTGCTAAGTCGATAGCACTATAAGTGGAAAAACTGATATTGCTGTTTCCAGAACCAAGATCGGGTGAATTTACACAAGAAAAAAAGGAAATTAATACCGTTCGATCCGATCGCAGATCTACATTAAATCCAACTGGCTGAGGCGCTGACACGAATTGTAGAATGGGGGATGGCTGAGAATTATTACTCATGATTCATTTTGTCCATCAATTTCAACCCAAAATTCGTAAGTAGAAGAAAACGTATCGCTATTTTCTTCTTTTCTGACAATATAGAAATCTGAGCCGGCTTCTCTTAATACTCCTTCATCATTCAGGGTATCCTTTAGAACATTAGAAATACTGGAAGAAATTTTAAACTTGTCGGGATTAACTAAAAAACAAAATATATTTTCAAATATTTTTGGATCTAAAATTTTGTTCATTGTAACTTCAGGTTTGAAAAGTACGCCAGAAAATTTTTGCTTTGCTACCGTTATATTAGAATCAGTAAGATCTGGATTATTCTCTAAAATGCTGGCATCATTTTTTATTTTTAGACTGTTTTTTTCTGATTCTAATGTTAAAAAAGAATTAAATTCTTCATAACTTAGGGGAAAATATGTTGATTGAATTGCTTCGTTTACTACAGTGGTCATTGAAATATCACTATTTCCAAAACCGAGATCTAATCTTTGCTCATTTAAAAATGTGTTAATTACTAATTCACTTTCATTTAAATCAATATTATGAAATAACATTATGTATGTTTTCAATAAGTCATCTATAACTATATTTTCTACTATCTCCTCCATCTCTGAATGGCTCATAATGTCCTTTACTGGAGACGTCTTGTATCCCTCTAGTAAATCAGCGTATTTATCATCTCCTTCGCCTCCACGAATCCCATGGTAGTTTTTAATATTCGATACTGGGGCTTTTAAAGATGAGCCAGGATCTACAGCATATCTTTGTAATGCCACTAAGCGCCTCCAAATAGTAGTCCACGATTCACTACCTACTTGCTGATAACCTTGGGGGGCTACTGTTAGCCTAGTATCTACTAAAAATTCTAATGGTTCAAATTGCAATGCAGGATACAGCAAATCTTTTTTAAAAATTTTAATTTTAATTATGGAATATGGCTCCACAAACTTGGCTTCTTTTAGTTCTTGAATTGACGTCTGTGACTCTTGGGTGATCTGTATATTGTCATTTATTTTTTCTAAAAAACCGGAAGGTAGTCCTATGGCCATTATGTGCTGATTTTTAAAGCTGAATGTTTCGTTAGCAGTCTCATTTTTTAATAAAGATGATTCAGAAAAAAGTTTTTTCAGAGCATATATTCGTTGCGAAGAGCAATAGCTAGATATCTTGACAGATGGATAATTTTCAATATTACGGTGTGGTAGTTGCCTGTCTTTCGCTAAAAGAATATTTTTTAGCTGGGCGCTGTTTAAATATTTAAAAATATCTTTTTTATAATAAGTAGTATCAGTTGGAGTGACACCGGGTGTCTTTGCGGCGGAGGATCCAATGGGGGAGACTTCGTTTAAAAAATCCGGTGCATTTTCAGTAGCCAATTCTGATACAGATTTTAATGCATCAGTATATCCTCCAGATATTGCTTTTACTTGGGCCAATATTTTAATTAAAATTTTATTCTCTTCTTCTAGGGCGATCTTGGCTTGCAGGGCTGGGTTGTCTGTTGGGAGCTGCATGGGGGGTTCAAGTGCGTCGGATATTTGTTCATGAGCAAAAACGACTGTAGATGGAATATAAAGCCTGCACTTAGATACTACTGCTAACATATATCCTTCATATTCTATTTCTAGAAATGGATAATTATCATTTTCTAAAATAAAGGCTCTGAATGCCTTAAAGCATAACATAAAATAAGACTTGTAATCTAACCCAGAAGCCCTGGTTAAAGTCTGCCCATTGGAACCAACTTTTATATATGCGCCCTGGCCTCTAGTTAGTCGGTTCGCTCTTCCAAAGGCCATGTTACAAGTTTTTTGAACAAATCTAGATAATGCAATAAACACATTCGAATCTGCTCCACCAAGAGCAAATACACTGCTCGTAGTACTTAGCGAAGGTCCAGAAAAAGAAGGGGGTAATGTTAGACATGCAGAAATAGCTGTTCCATCCAAAAGAGCAGATGTATAACCCACGGAGGCCTCTTGGTCTTGTGCGTTATAGGGCGGGTATTTTAATAAAGAAGAAGCCACTAGGGTTGGAAGCTGCGTTTCATCTAGCAATAATGCCTCAGACACGCTCGCAGGAACCCTGGAAGTACCTTCCTCTAACCAAGACATTCCAGTAGAATCTGGGGCTGATTCTACAGTAGAGGCATAATAGGCATTAAAAAAATGAAAACAATATTCTGCTAAGGCTGCCTCGAATACTGGGTTGTCAACTTTAAACAAGGCCACGTGCAAACATGCTTGAAAACGTGCGTCTTTTGAAAAAGCCGCCTGATCAAAAGAGGTCATCAGGCTAGCATTATCGCTTTTGGGATTATCGACATTCCCCGTTGGCTGAAAAACTGTCATTTATTTCCTCTAATCTTCATTGCTAAATTTAACCCGTCATTCGTTTTGTTTATTGGCGAGGCCTTGTGTACCCGGGTCATTTTTCCCTAGATCTTGTTGGGCTTGCTCGCCGCCCGGTTCAATCCCATATAAATCCGACCCAAATTGAAAGTCTTCGTCTGCTGCTGGGCTCTTTTCGGCCTTGCTTGGATCCACACCAAGGGCTCTTGCTGGGGTGGCATTAGTTGCTGTAGATAAAACAGCTGAAAGGGGGTGTATACTCTCCAATAAAGCTTGATAAATATTGCAGGGTTCTGTAGACTCTATCTGTAATTCCAGGTTTTCGTTTATTGCAGTTAGTTGAATGACTAATTGGCCTAGGTCATCGACGCTTTCCGTGAGCTCTCTTTCCATGGCCGATATTCTAAAGTTAGCATCTCTTACTCCATTTGTGCCGGCTGGACCCCTACTGTTCTCTGGGGTAATTGGAAAATTAATAGAATCTGGATTGCTTCTGGCAACGAAAAGTTCTTCTTGCCCAAACAAAGATTTAACAAAATAATCTTCAGCAGATAAAAGCCTTGTAGAGCTTCCTATCCCAATAGAGACTGCTTCAAACGGGGCAACCTTATATTTTCCCTTGGCTCCAGGAATTAATGGAAAATTATCGACATCAAAAGTAAGAGAAACATAGTTTTCAGGTGTTGATTTGGAAGTTGAAGATTGAGGAATGTTTCCTGCACTTGAAACTCCCTCTAGCTCGAAAACATTCGTTATCTTGTGGGGCGCAAAATATTTTAATAAATTTCTCTGAATCACGCCTTCATCAGCAATGTCGGTCTTCTCTCTAAACCTAGTGAGAATGGAAGTAGTTGGAACACCAGAGTCGAAAGAAGCAATGCCAGACGAAGCTGACAATTCCCTACTGATACACATAATAGTATTAACTAATCCAGGGTTGCATTTTATCATAGTTATAGCTGCATCGTTGGATTGAATATCCTTTAGGGTATCTTCGTTTGGGCTTGGTCCAAAGATGCCATAAACTCTTGTCATAATACCAGAAACTAGTCCTGTCAGGCCAGAGCCTTCTTGCAAAAAATTCTCTGCTAACAAATCAGTTAAGTAATTTCCAGTATCGATAACGGGGTATGGCATAATATCAAAAGAAGATTGATCAGCCTCTCGTTCATTTTGGTGCTTTATCACTATATTTTTCAATGAATAATGAATAGCTATAAAAGAAAGATCTATTAATAATTGAGTATAAATTTTAGAAGCAGAAAAGTTATTTATATTATCATCAGCAAACCCTAGGGCTTCCAAAGTAGTGTTAATATTTTGAAGCTCTTCAGAACTAGGGATTACGGTAGTAGCTGTATTGGAAGCTTCGGATGTTCTAATTTTCTTGCTTTCTATCTGTGCCCGTTGTCCAAAAAGATCCCAGTTTTTATTAAAAACTATCTTTTCTACAGATTCGTTTAATATATTTTGAATAGTAGCTAATTCTTGATATTTTTTGATCAATATAGAGTTTGCATTCGATGAAAGCTGCACATCCCCACCACTATAGTTTGGCCCAAAAAGAAGCGAAAGTTTATCCACTTGTTGAACCAGAGCCTGCTTTAGCTGTTCTTCTCCCACCGGGGCTTCAGAATTTTTTAACTCATTTTCAAATTCTAATAACGAATTTACCCCTATAGTTCTTAGCGTACTATTTAAATCTATTAGTAACTTACCAGCTTCCAAATTTTTTTCTGATTTGTTTTGTGATAGAGGAGATTCAAAAGCAATTAAATTAGTTAATAATAAAATTTGTGCTCTTTCTATAGTAAATGGTATTTTCATGATTATATGATAATTTTAGTGGGCTGTTTGACTTTAGCTGCATTTCTGTTTTTAGGTCTTGCTGCTTGTTGGCTAGATTGTTTATCCTGTTTTGTAGTCCTGGATTTTCTAGCATTAAGAGATACGGAATTCCTTACTGCGGAAGAAAGCTTTTCTTTTTTCTTCTTTTTAGCAGCAGAATTTCTTTTTTTTCCATTTCCATTAACTGAACTTGTCTTTTCATCTTCTAATGGTTGAGCGGTAGAAGACAGACGGATATTTATTGCTTTTAATTTAGATGCCATAAAAAATAAATATTAAAAATAAAAAATAACCGTGTAAAATAACATATTATTTTCCGAATCCACCGAATGAGTTAAACGTACCGCCTAATATTTGGGCGCCTCCGTGACCAGCCCCTCCAGCGGGACTCTGGCCCGTTTGCGGGGGATTGGTAGGGGCTGGCATTGCTTTTGGAGCCGACGATGCACCACCTTGGGATACGGGAGATATTACGCTGGCAGACTTTTGGCCTGAGCTGGTTTTCGGGGTTGGAGTTTTTACTGCTGGCGCTGCAAGATATTGAGAGTTAACTGCCTGCACTGCATCGCCGGCGGCGGCTAATTTGGACATGGCTTTTGAGAATCCGGTGGATGTTGCATCTAGACTTACTACTGGGGCACTTATCTTTAGGGCCGGGGCTTTCCCATTGCTAGTATCCTTAGAGATACTGCCGCCGGCTGGGGTTAACGCCGGTTTTGTCTCTACAATATCTTCAAATAAATACAGTGGCTCTGAAGATTGATTGATAACGCTGGTTTGGTTCTGAAATGTAGTGTAATTATTGGAATAAAGAAATGCACCCAAAGAATATGTGATTTTTCCTACTTGGTAGCTTAGTACCTCGTCTATGAATCTGTAAGACTGTATTTCGCTTAATTTTGCTACTGTTCCTATGGGGGCTGAAATTCCATAATAAGAAGCAATGACTATAAAATGATCTACTTCTGATTTGTGATCAAGGCAATTCCAAGTAATTACATTTTCTCCATAAGAATTTTTATAAACACTCAAATTGTTGATTGATAATTCACTTACTTTATACTTGTCAATAAAAGTCTGCGTAAAGGTCATTGCGAGCTCGCTAGATGGAACATTTACTAGTATGTCACTGCTTGCTGGGACCTCGCTGATACCTTCTGTTGGAGGCATGAAGCTGCCGCCTCCTGGTGATTTGGCCATAATTTATTTCCTTATCCTTAAAAGTTTGTTCCGAATGTGTTGCCGCTGCCACCAGGTTTTCCACCGCCCGAGGGGCTGGGTGTTTGCTGGGCTGCAAACTCTGATTGCAGTTTAGAAGCGGCCTGCATGTACTGGCCAGCGTCCACCAGGTTTGCTATTATTTCAACACTAAGGCTCCCGGAATTTGCGATGAGATCCCTAACGTCCTGTTCGCTGATACCATACGCGTTTTGAATTTGGTTGCCATAGTTATCAAACAGTTTATCAATAGCATCATCGTTTGCCGGTGGGGAAGGGTTTCCTGTGCCACCTGCGGGGTATGATGGACTACCGGCTGGTACACCGCGGACGCTAGCGGTAGGCCCACCGACGCCGGAACCGCCACTGACACCGCTGCCGCCTTGTTTGTTAGAGCCGGCGCCTCCGCCGCTGCCGCCGCCTTTGCCGCTGCCGGCGCCACCAACGCTTCCGGCGGTACTGCCGCCTGCGGTGTTCATGCCAGTTGACGCCCCACCGGTGCCCTTTGTTGCAATTGGAATAGAGGTGGAAATAGTAGTAGAATATACTCCTGCAGCTGACACCTTGGCAGAGGACACATCCTCCGTAAATACAGCTTGCTTAACCGACTTCTTCATAGACCCCTGAAGGCCCCAAGAGTTAAAATTAAGTGTCACATCGCTAACTTGAAATACGTATCCAGCCGGAAAATTTGTAACTTCTATATTTAATTCAACGACTAAACTCTCATTTCCGCCTGAATCTGTATCATTATAAATTTTAGGATTATTATTTCCTGGGAATGTTATCTGCATCGGTTTGGTAGAATCATAAGTGAAAGTGGAGTCAGTGCCGGATCCGGCTTGTTTATTGGTTTTATTACCGCTTTGGTTGGCTGGATCTTTAACTTTCTCTGCCCCGGTATCCTCGAGGTTTAGGTCTTCTACGTCGATCTCGAGTGTGCCCTCGGCAAGGGTCGAGGCATTGGCCACTATCTCGTGCACCTCTTCACCGAGTAATTGTGTAGTACCTCCTGCCATGGTGCCTTTGACTTTTATCTTATACTTTCCAGTTTGTAGTCCAGTTGTTATCCATTTTTTATCAGTTTTTTTCTCCTCTATGGCATCCGAAGGGAGGTTGAGCTTGGTAGCCATGTTTTTTATAACAACTATTAAATCTGTACATCCATTAACCGCGTTATCGTTGAAATTTGCATCTTTATCCACTTTTATTTCTAATTTATAGCTCTCGTTATTTGATTGATAAAATGAAGTTGGGTTTATAATAATATCAAAATTTGAACTAAGCTTGTCGGGACCGTTCTCTTCTGCTTCCACAAGATCTTCGATTTCTGCATCTTCGAAATCCGGCATCGGTTCGGGCGGGGGTGATGGTGGGGCTGGCGTTGGTGGAAGTTGGGAAGGAGTTCTATATAAAACTTTTTCAGTAAAGATGCCGCTTGGAGTTCCATCGTAATCCAGCGTAATAGCCCTTATTTTAACTATGGTATCACTGTTTGAAATTGGAATTTCTGCATTTGCTGTCTGTCCCTTGGTGGCATTTAATATAGCCACACTCTGATATCGCGGCTGGGCATCTGTATACTGTTGTATTAAACACGCTCGACTGTTAAAATCCTTTTGAATAATTTCTACAGCCAAGTTGTCATCCTGGGTAAGACTCATTTTTAATACCGGCTTTCTTCTAGACAGACGGGCATCCTTGATAATATCTTTAGACTTTAAGGAAAAATCAAATACTTCTGCTATGCCCCCATGCTTATTTATTAGCTCCATACGCATAAAATAATTTTCTTTTTTGCTTTCCGATATTGGAAGCTTGCAGCTAACAGGAAACATTTTTCTGGTAAGTGGTTTGGAAAAAAGATTAAATTTACCCTGTAGGTTTTTCCTTTGGTATAATAACAAATACAGTTTTTTCATATTGTAACCGGTTAATTTCTGAGTTCCATCCTTTAGGCCTGTTGTGTGTTTCCAGCTAGACCAATCTATTTCATTTTTTCTCCTAGTTATAAAGTCGGGAGATTTTATCCATGTATGAAGATCTTTAAACCTATGAAGAATAGGGAAAGGATAATCTCCCACTGTGGAATTGCTAGTATTCCAGTTAAGCATATTAAAAACAACAGTAAAAAAAGCATTTGTATTAGGCAAACCAGCAGTAATGCCGTTATCAAAAGCATATTGAATTACCATATTATCTCCAGGGTCGTCATCGATAGGAACAATGGTTTTATTTTTTTGACTATTAGTAGAATCTAAAAACAAAAGCTCTTGTCTTGGGAGCAATGGGAGCAAATCGCGGCTATCTATATTGCTTCCAGGTTGTGCTATTGAGCTCACATCGTTGGGAAGCAGAGAATACAGATCAAAAGTTGATTCTGAAATTTTGCTTAATTCAAAGTCTAAATTATTTGACCTAATGTCGGTAGCAAAATCATGGATTCTGTTTTTTAAATCACTAATATTATCAATATTGTCTAAAAAATTATTAACTTTTTTCTGTTTTTTAGAAAGAGATATTCTTATTTTTTCTATATTAGAAGGAAGTAGCTTAATATAATCAATATAAAAATTTATTACAACATGACTCCTATCGGGAGTGGCGATGTGGTAAAAATTTTTAGGAATTTTTATTATTCCAGTTTTTCTCTGCTGTGTTTTTATCATTATTCAAATACCAAAGTGAAAATATTGGCAAAAACCATATTTTCGTCAAGCGTTTCTACCATTTTTCCTATAAAAAATACTCTATACCCTGCTGAGTCTTTAATATCATTTGGAAAAATTCCATAATCAATAATTTTTAAATTATCCCCCTTTCCTAAAGAATCTTCTTCAAAAACCTGGCATATGAAGCTATCTGTTGGCATGGAGGAAATTCTTATATCTCTTTTTTTCTTTTTCTTTAATTGGTTGAATATTTCGTCTATAGCAAATTCACCTTCACAAAACTGTTGATAATCTGCCATTGGCGATTTTGTAAGTGAGTTAATTGGGGGAAGATATTTATAATTTAAAATATGTTGGAATTTTCTATTTTCAAAAATAAAATCTAAATATTCAGTAATTCCTTCTTTAAATTTTAAATCTTTCATATTTAAATCAAACTCTATCTTTGTTTCAGAAAGTTTGAAAGATTCTAAAGATCTAGATTTGGGAATAGTGGAAATTAATCGTAAATTAGAAAATTTTTCGAAACTATTAAGTAAATTAGCCGATACGTTACTGGAAGAATGGATAAAAATATCGTCTGCTTTGGTGGAATTTGCTTCAATCATTAATCGACCAGAAGCATCGGCAGCATAATTTCGCATACTACCCGTAGTGTATAACTGTTTATAGAATGTGGAATTATCGGAAAATGAAATATAAGAAACGTTCAAGCCACCATCGGTAGCCAAATTACTCTTGCCTTCATTGGTAATAATAAAATCTATTATTCTAGTTTTTGCGTCTAATATTCCAGCCATATCTAATAACTATCCACTTTAAAAAAAACTAAGAGGCGGCTTCCCAATAAAGATCGGGGTTAAAATAAACAAAATAATCAGTAGAACTGCTATCATACTGTAGGCAATAGCCCAGCGCTCTTATAATGTCGCCGCTTCCGCTGGGCTTATTAAAACTGTACTTTCCGCTGCTAGACTCGTCTATATACAATATACTACCCTGATCTGTGGCAGGGGTGGAATCTGCATTGGTAATTAATGAGTTAGGTATTCTCATAAACCCCTTTGTCAAAACCAATCCCTCATCGCTGCCTCCATCAGTCGATAGAGCCATTCCTAAAAGCCTCTTTGAGTTAGCAGTATTTCCAGCATTAATATTTGTCCATTGAGTGCCATTGAAGGCAACCAGTTCTCCTACGACATTGACGTTGGTCTTAAAATTAGAAACCCGCATTTTGTCGCCGCCTGCTTCTCCAACGGCCAACTGACTAAACGGTCCGATAGTAGAAAAATCATATTCAACATCAAAAACCATTTTGGAATTTGGGACGCCTATCGATACCTTCGGCATATTTGCTACAGTGGAATAGCTTCCAGAAACCCTGAGGGGGTTATATACTTGTACATCCCCGCTGGAACTCACTATCATCCTTTCTGAAAGGCCGCTGGTATCTGTTTCTGACGTTGCAAAGACTATGTTGGCAGGTACGACACCGCTAGAAACATTCCCAGCTACTTTAGACTTAATGTTAGCCGTCTGTTGATAACTTGAGCCATCATAAGGCCGGGTAAGAATACCTGCAATGGTATCTCCATTGGCTGCTGCTGTGGGTGAGGCTGCAGTTCCTCTAGACTTATAGAAATCTATGTTAGGAGCATCTGCTGTATCATTATGCTGATAGAATGAAATGACAGCGCTGCCTCCACCGTCACCCACTATTTCTATTTCGTCTGATGGGCTTGAGGTTCCAATTCCTAG